CTTGATCGAGAAGGGAGCTGACGTGAATGCCAAGTACGTCGGTGCCTGTGGCGTTACCCCTCTTCACGTGAGCGCTCTGAAGGAACAACTGGAGATCGCGCGAGCCTTGATCGAGAAGGGAGCTGACGTGAATGCCAAGGAGGACGATGGCGGGACCCCTCTACACTGGTGCGCTGAGAGGGGACACCTGGAGATCGCGCGAGCCCTGATCGAGAAGGGAGCTGACGTGAATGCCAAGACGGACGTTGCCTGGACCCCTCTACACTGGTGCGCTATGAATGGACACCTGAATGTCGCGCGAGCCCTGATCGAGGGGGGAGCTGACGTGAATGCCAAGAGTAAGAATGGACGGACCCCTCTTCACGTGAGCGCTGAGGAGGGACACCTGGAGGTCGCGCGAGCCTTGATCGAGAAGGGAGCTGACGTGAATGCCAAGTACGTCGGTGCCTGTGGCGTTACCCCTCTACACTTGAGCGCTGGTGGGGGACACCTGGAGATCGCGCGAGCCCTGATCGAGAAGGGGGCTGACGTGAATGCCAAGGAGGACAAAGGCTATACCCCTCTACACCAGAGCGCATCGAATGGAAACCTGGAGATCGCGCGAGCCCTGATCGAGAAGGGAGCTGACGTGAATGCCAAGGACAACCATGGCCGGACCCCTCTTCACGTGAGCGCTGTGGAGGAACACCTGGACGTCGCGCGAGTCTTGATAAAAGCCGGATCAAATTTTGACGGGCTCTCGAGTGACCAGGTTGCCGATTTGCTCAGGAAGATCATATAATGCAGCATGCGGTGCTGCGCACCTTGCGTCTACGACGCCGCGTTTGATCGCTAAAAATAGCTCATTTAGTTGATAAATAGCACATTGATAAAAAATGAAAAACTATATTTTTTTTCAAAAGTTTATTAAAGCCATAGTTTCGCGTTTCATATTTTAATTTAAAAGAATTATATTTAAGTAATGTTGGAATTGTTTTGGCAATACCCGGTCATAACGGAGAAAACGTTCTTCCTTCAAAATTCGTCGAACGAGTGTTATGTCGCATTCCCATGGGCAACGATTATCGATAAACGGATGAATTTAAACATCATCCGACAGGCTCTAGAGAAGAAGATCGATCGGGGTAAGTTCAATATCACATGCTGTCAACACGTACTCTTCAAGCAGTTGATCCCTTTTTTTAAAGACATCGGTATTAAAGTTTTGTACACCCCGCACAAAATAAAAAATGAAGACGTACTAAATGGCATCATAATTAAACCTTGCCCGTTATATGCCGTAAACATTGAAGACGAAAGAAAGAATCAGTGTTTCAAGAATTTAGATTTGATGAACCGCCCAACGAAATATTTATACAGTTTTCAGGGGGCGTATCAGGACACGTATATTTCAGACATTCGAAAGCAGATTTTCAGACTGCAAGAAGAAGGCACGGGCATGGGACTGAAAGTAAAGCCGGATGATGTGTATATAAAAAATATTGGTTGGTGGCATTTCAATAACACAGTATATTCTGAATTACAGAACAAGAAGGGTGAAATTGACCAGACCACGATCCACATAAAACATACGGAAGAGTACAACAACCTTCTCATCGAATCTACTTTTAGCCTATGTCCTTCCGGATCGGGTCCGAATTCGATAAGATTTTGGGAAGCGTTGGCAGTAGGAAGTATTCCGATATTGCTGTCAGATACTCTTGATTTGCCCTCCCACCCACTATGGTCCAGGGCAATAGTCAGGATACCAGAGCAACAAATCAATTATTTGGACATATATCTGCGAAACATGAGCAAAAACGAAATCATGGCGAGGCGAAAGAATTGCATGGACATTTACAAATACTTCAAAGACAATTTTATAAATCCGAGGTATGACGGCGAATTTAGCGAAAAGTATGGAACGTACATGATACATTACTGTACATCCTCCTACGAAATAAGGGACTTTGGAAATGTCGGTAGATATGACCATCACTTGAAGACTGTATTCAAAAATAGGCGATATTTCAAAGCACCTGATCAAAAAGGTATGATGCTGCAGTATTCTGAGCATTTGAAGAATTTAGGGAAATGTGTCACGTTCGTAACTGACAACCACATGGCATGCGATATCCCGAATGACTATAAGGTATTCGTAGTTCATCACGGTTGCGCTCGAAAGACGGCAGAGAATGATCCATCCTGGGATAAACAGTGGCGCGAATTTTGCATTTCAGGGCAGGATCGCTTGATTGAACACAGGGACCCAAACACTACCGAAATGATATCACTTTCTCGGGAAATTCAACAAGATTTCAAAAGATTTTACGGCACCGAATACGATAAATTCAGAAACCATCTGATCTGCAATACTTCTGATTTCGATGAAAAGAAGGTCAAGATCTATTCGCCAATCAACGAACGCAGAACGATCCAGGTTCTTGTCGGGGGGAAAAAGGGCGACGTTAATAAACTCAAACGTAGTGACATGTCTAGCCAATATAGTTTCAACGAGTTGGAAGTTTTCGGGCAAACATTCAGGAGCGTGCAGATATACAATGAGGTTAAACAGAACGTTTATTTGACCAACGACGTATTCATTCAAATTTTGAATGACGAGGTATCTTCTTATGACGCTTTAGACGCGGCAATATGTGGATTAGTGGTTATTTCAACGCCGGTTGGTATTTTCAGTGAAGTGCCGGACGACTGTTTCGTCAAAATCGACGTTCAAAAACGTTACGACATGGATCATGTGAAGAACGCTTTAGCCATAGCTTGGAGCAATAGGATCGTGCTGTCGAAGAATTTGAAAAATTGGTATCAGGACAACTACTCATTCAAACATTGGGAAAATCGAATGGTGAAAATATTTGGCTGACATAACTGACATACGATAAAACCACTTAGAAAAATAGAAGGTATTATAAATAAAAAGTACTATGGAGCAATCCCGTGGAAGTGTAAAGGATATTATATTATTGAATCTTCTACTTTTGAAGAAGGAGGCCGTCCCATTTAAGCGAAAATTCTACGAGAGCTCTATATCGGCGATAAGCAATATGTCGCTCGAAGAAATATTGGCTCGCAGAACGTTCGTTGATGTCAAAGGCATCGGAGAAAAAATCAGTTCAAAAATTATCCACATTCGCGACAATGGACGAAATCTGGAAGAGGTTGACAACATAATTCAACGTGATGACGGATTCAACATATGTTCCATCTATGGGATCGGCCCTGCGGCGAAAAAGAAAATAATTGACAAACATGGACCATTGAGGGATATAAATCATCTGCGACAATTGGACAAGAAACATGACTTTCTTACGACTGCGCAGAAAATAGGGGTGAGATACTTTGCAGACATCGAAAAGCCTATTCCCAGACCCGAAATGATAGCACACGATGATTTTATCGCGGAACATACCGACGCTATATTTCCCAAAATGTCCTACAACATAGCCGGAAGTTACCGCAGAGGTTCTGAATCGAGTGGTGACATAGACGTGTTGATTCACACGAGTGACGACTGTGATATTAATAGGACGTTCAAGGAATACGTAAACTCACTGAAAAACATAGGGTATGTTATCGAGGATTTGGCGTTTGGCGAGAAGAAATTCATGGGGTTGTGTCAATTGCCCGGAAGCAAGACGACGAGAAGAATTGACGTCCTCATCACGGACGAGCGTGAGTATTATTTCGCGTTGATGTATTTCACGGGAAATGACGCGTTCAACAAAGAAATGCGCGCGCATGCCATTGAGGAAGGTTATTCTCTCAACGAGAAGGGCTTAACTGAATTATCTACGAAGACAAGTGTGAACGGAGAATTTAACTCAGAGAAATCCATTTTCGATTTTCTGGGTTTGAAATTTGTATCTCCACAAAATCGAAAAATTGGCGCGATAGAAAAACTGTAGAATATTTTTTTCTTTTGAAATTCTATAAATTGGCAGATGGAAACACTTTACAAATACGACCTTAGCATTCGTGACGCTAAGCGGATGAATTTGAAAGAACGGGCACCTCGTATACTGCCATTTGAAATAACGCGCATGCCGATTCAAGATATAATTGAAAAAATAACTAATCCGGTCGAGACAGGAGTTTATCTTCAATGCAAGGTACATTTAGACGAGAATCATATGATGTACGCAAAGTTCATGCCATACATAAACAGTTTTTCCAAAATAGCTTCTCTTCCACCTCCGTTAGATGTAGTGCTGAGATTCGGTTCTTGTCCGCAGAGGATTCTACCCCACTTCGACGCATTGGACAATTATCTCGTTCAATTGGTTGGCAAGAAGCACGTGCTTCTCTTCGACTTTGACGGAGATAAAGACGGTAAGGTACAATTTATGAAAGATGTGCAGTATTTAAAAATGGAAGGTTTAAAGACAGAATTGAAGCGAAGGAAAATACCCTATACAGAGAAGGTCTTGAAGCCGAACCAGTTTGTGCACATAAAGCCGGGAAAATTCCATTATATTGAAAATCTCGAAGGATCCGGCTACACGGTTTCGCTTAATATGTACTACGGAGAAGACGAGGCACTCGGAGAAGATTGGATTTACGCATGGCATATGGGAGAGGAAATATGAAAACAAAATTTTCTAGACGAGGGAACTTCATCTAGTTCATCCCAAGTGTGTAACGAGCCTAATGCCTTTCCATCCCCAGGCGGAAGGGCCATTGATTTTGTAACCTCTTCCATACAATCTGCAGACGCTCTTTTTTAAGCTTTCTACTCTGATTCGGAATTTGTTATGCGATCCCCAACGGTGGCAATAGTCCTTGTACTCGTTGAAAATATCGATCAAAGTGAGAGACTCTTCACCTTCAGATGGGTCAGTTCTTTCGATCCAGCCTTCGACGAATTCGGCGTATTCGTCGTTACCGCGTTGATAATCAAGAGTTGCATCGGTAACATCTTGTGGCTCTACTATTGGCGCATCCTTAAACTTGTTGTGATAGTGAATTAACAAAGACATAAATGGAATTTTCCACTCGGGCCATTTTTTATCAAGTTCGTAATCGATCTTAAATTCGTTCGGGTTTGCGGGATTGGGTTTCGTCACGAAACTTGAATCGAATGTGATTTTTCGCACGCGGCGCCAAGTACCTCCATCATCAGGTGGCAAGAAGGGCAGTTGATTGCAAATGAAAATAACCTGGAACTGCGGCTTAAAACTGTCAGCTTCTTTGTAGAGTCCTCTGACTTGAATTTTGTCATTTCCTGATATTTCCTTCATCAGACCGGCGTTGACTCTTTCGTTTTCTTCGGGTTCTTGAAAGACAACGAACCTGCGGCCGATGGCTTTAACCATTTCCGGGCTAGCGCTGTTTGAAGCAGCTCTTTTCTGGGTGATGTAACTGACAGAGATATTTGCTGCATATTCGCCCATGCATTGCTCAAGTAGTGAATATAATTTAGATTTTCCGTTACCACCCTCACCTGTCCAGAAGTACACTTTCTCTTCTCTGTTAGATCCGTGTAATGAATTTGCTATTGTTCGAAGTATGTATTCTCTCTTATTTTTTTCTGGCTGAATTTCGTAGAGGAATTTTTCAATTTCTCTGAAAACGGGGTCGTTAGGGTTGTATTCGACGTAATCAATATTAGTCGAAAGTGAAATACAATCTTCGGGGCGACCCTCGCGGAATTCGGATTCATCTAAATCATAAACTCCGTTGTTGAAACAAAGTAAATTCGGTTTGGAGTCCAATGAATCTTGAAAATCTTCGAGTACAGCTTGTTCGTGAAAAACGTCTGCGCAAGTTTTCATCATTTTTGACTTATAATTAGTGGACTTGAAGTTTTTGAGAATCATGGATTTGGTTTTGTAAACTTCAATTTTAGAGAGTTCCAGTTTGGAAGAAGACGGATAGTTCACTCTAAGCCATTCGTCGAGATATTCTTTGTACATTTCGTACATTTTGGTAGACATATCATTACGAAGTGTATATGCAGATTCGCACTTGTTCCATTTATGGCCTTCGAAATGATACCAGACGTCTTGTTTTATTTGTACACACCTGTAGAAGTGTTGATAATAGTGTTTAATAACTTGTGCGACGTCCCAATCCAGACCAGTATCCATGCTATTTGTCAAAAGTGCACGTCCGCTTCTGGACAAAATTTTTTCATACATGACTGGGTCATCAGTTTTGGCCCACAGATGCAGTGATTTTATTCCCAATCCACCCTCTTTCATTTGGTTCCACAATAATTCACATTCGCCAGTCATGTATTTATCAGATTGCCTACTGAATTCGACCCAATCTTCTAACAAGTTGCTGTCGACGTTTCGTAGACACCACCCCACCCGGATCCAACTGTCGTACGATTCGGCTCTTTTAGGCGACAGTATACCTATGAATTCCCTAATCAATTCTATATCTTCGCATTCCTTTAAACTGTCATTTGTTGTGTTCTGCAAGGCGGATCGAAGGGCAATTTTTTTTCTTTCGTCATCTGCGGCGTACTTTTCGAGATTGTATACTTCTTCCTGCTTTTCAATTTTAATTGGATTCGCGTTATATTTGTTTCTAATAGAGAGTTCTATAACGAGCTGGTCGTCGTCGGGGACTTCGCACTCGTATAATTCTCCAGATGAATTGTATTTATACATGGAAGTCACGACATATGGTTTACTTTTTGGCTTAGCACTGCCATACATGAGCCAATTATTATTATTGATAACTGCCTCATCGAATATGTCTTCTGGAGAATTTTTGAAATTGCACTCTTCAAACACTTTCGCAACCGAATCAATAGTCAAATCCCTTACTTTCAGCTGTATTTCAGGATTTGTTACCACATTTGATATGATAATATGAACACCGTCTTTGATTATATGCTTGTCATCATCATATCTGGGCGACACCTTTTCCATGATGAAAATGCGAGGTTCTTCTGGAAACTCGACATACTTTGTCAACACTTTCAAATATGAACTGATGAAATCTTTGAGATGCGTTTGCGTGTACATTCGTCGTATTTCAGCAGAACACTTCTCGTATCGAAAGTCAAAGTCAATCAAAACAGGCGATATATCATTGTGTTTCTCGGTTATGTGCATATTGCGGCCCGACAAAATATCGCATGTATATTTGCTCATGAAGTTATCCATTTCTTCGAAGGGAATATAGTATGATCCTGGTGGATTTCCCATGCTGGTATGTGTCGAATCGTCACCTTTTAATACTTTGAACCTCTTCAAATATTCCACAATATCTTCCGACATATCCGCCTATATATATTCTTCTTGATTTTTTTTTAAATCATTTTTCCCTAATTTTCACAACCATCGTAATTTTCATGGTCGGTGACTCATCTTTGAACCCTTTTCTTGGATTTCCCGCATTTCACTGCATTTTTACGCGAACGCACTCGCCGTCGTTCTTCAGGAGGATATGATAAGGTACGAAGTATTTAAACAAGGCCGGGTTCGATGTGCACCACTTACCAACATCATATCGCATGGGGACAAAGATAGCTTGGCGCTCATATCAGACGCGGTCCGGTTGGCGCTATCACTCGGCGTTCCCGGAACAGAGCGAGATGGTGAGAACAGCTATACATACATGAGTGTATGCGGGCATTGTCTGGGAAACATCAGAGGGCAATGTTGTGTGACATGTAGAATGATCGAGAATATGTCTCGCAAAGCATTATCCAAAGCACAACGCGTCTCGGATATCAGTAGTGAATGCGAAGCAGGTGATGTCTTTTTGACAGCTGCCTTGATATTTGGTTTCATGAAAGTTCAGTATGGTTGGTCAACAAATTCTTGGGTTGGCGACGTTTTGAAAGACTTTGACCAAATTAAATTGGAACAATTATATCAAGAACTGGGCTGTTTGAACCCTAACGGCGCCATTTTGGAGCATTCTATGATATCAGTTGGTGACAACGTGTGTGTATGGGCTCCTTCATTGACAAAACGCTTATTCAACGATAAAATCTCAACATTCGTGTCTTCATATACCCCCGCGAATGGCATTGATATTAACGTATATTTTTCGGACAACGAAGTGGCTCTCCTTGATAATATGCTAGGAAACATGGAGCCAACGATCGATATAACCGACCATGATAAAACATGCACAAGTCTAGGCCTTCCGGTAAAATTTGGCCAGTCCGACGCGCATGTGGTCATTGAAGATAACCATCCCAGGCCCACGACATTCAATATGATGCACAGAGGATACCATTTCAGAAACTTCATGAGCAATGCCGTATTACTTCCGGTTAAAAGACAATTCAAGAATCCGGTCCACCAAATATTCTTGCTTGATTATTCACAAATGAATTTCGAATTCAGATTCGATACGACGACATATGAACCGAAGAGAATGATATCGGACTTACTCTTCCATGAGCAATTTCTAAATTTCGTCAAAAGCACAGTTCCTTCACATATAGATTCGTTGGAAGACGCTTTCGCATTTATTAACAAGAACTTACTTATTGACTGTTGAAAAAAATGTTATAACTAAACATGAGTAACGTTGAAGCGTGCATTCAATCATGTCTTCAATATGCAAATTATTTCGACGTAGCATTGATTCTGCATCAGCTTTACAAAGGCACATATGTTGTGACCAATATAAAGAAAAAAACTTGGTTCTCTTTCCACGATAATGTTTGGGAAGAGAGGGAAATTGGGCCGTACACGGAGTTATCCACTACAGTCTTGACCATATTTAAAGATAAAATCAAATCTTTGAAAAAAAGTAGGCGAAAGGACCACATTCTGAATTGCGAAAAAATTATACAGATGCTCGGGAATCCTACTGAAAAAGAATATATTTGCCAGGAATGTCTATACATATTTTATGACAGCAACTTCATGAAAACATTGGACTCTAATTCTAAATTGATTCCTTTCAAAAATGGCGTCCTCTCGCTAGATTCAAATTCATTTCGTGTCGGTAATTCAACCGATTTTCTTTCAATATATATAAACGACAATTACACGCAACCTATATCAAGTGCAGAAGCAAGAAATATGGACAAATTAATAAAGGATTTTGTCATATTCCGTCAAAAACATATTCGTAAACGATTAGATGATATGAATCAAATATACTTCTCCTCTAATACTTGAACTTCACTCGCAGTAATTACCGGTTCATCGGCTTCATTCACGGTCTTCTCCAACAGACAGTCATCCTCACCAACATCATAGTTCATTTCACGCAGTAAACTGATGTACTCTCGCAGGAGGCACTTCAAAATATCTTCACCAGCTTCGTCGCACAATGAATCCAGCTTACTCCTACCGAAGTAGATTAGCAGTGTTCTACGCAAATCTGAACACAGAGTGGAGCTCTCTTTGTATTCTTTGAACACGTTGTTTTTAAACCTACTCGGCGCCATGAATACTCTGTGCTTCCGAATGTTCTCGGAAATCCATGTAGGGCTTTCCTTCGTCACATGCGAAACATCTCGCACAAAGTTGCTTAAACCGTTAAAATTCACTAGGATTACCATATTTAAAGGTGATAATTGGATTGGTGGATAAACTATATTTTATGAAGTTTCATCGTAATTTTTGAAAACCCGGTTTTTGCGTTTCTTTTTGTGATTTGTTGTCATCTTTTTCGACGACGCGGCGATTTTGTTCTTTTAACTTGTTCATTAAGTATGAATTTCCCAGTACAATCATTGCCTCGAAAGCGATATTATCCATAATTGATTTTGACACACTTAATGTAAATGTCTATATATTCGGATATACTTACATTGAATCAAAAGTCAGTCGTCTTCTTCTTGTCCACTATTTTTATTTTTTATTTTTGAAGTTACATTATTGATGAACAAAATCAAAAGGATGTACACGTACAGTATTGCAATTTGCCCGCATCCAATACCCACGTCGTATGAAATGTTAAGCAGACTGTATTCGTCAAATTTATAGAAAGATAGTCCATGTATGGCAACTCCGAGAAACATAGCATGTGCGTACATGTTAACTTGTGATGACCAATCAATGCAAAAGTACGACAATAAGGTACATACGAATGAATGGTGAAAATGGTACATTATATCATCGGTACCACTGAATAACAATCCATATGATACAATATAGTATGAAGAGTACAAGATGACATAACAAGTTGCAATTTTCTTCCTAGCCACATTCCAAATCATAAAAGGGACCATTATTCCAACCCATGCGCATGTTATAAAGACGGTACTTTTGGTATAAGTCATATCGGAATCGTACGAGAATTGGAACGGGCGCATGGTTTCCATGTAGGTGAATGCTAATGCAGAAGCGTGTGACACAATCCAATAATTTACACCAATTTCACGATCCATAATCGCACCAAATAGGCAATGAATTATGGCAACTGCCTTGACAAAATCGTTTGCAAACGTCTGTAGTGTATCCATATGTTCTGTGCGTGCGCATGTTTCGAACACTTTTTCATCATTCCATCTGGTCGGCATCGACAACTTGACTATCTGAAGTTTGCGTACACAAAGTTCATAATCTTCGGCATCATGATCTAAGAATAAGAGTTTTAGCACTTCACATAACAAATAAACGCTACCAATTACACATGCGTTTTTCAAGTATCTGGACATTTGCCATGTACCTTCCCTGGTATTTCGAAGATTTTTACCTTTTATATGATTTTTTTGTGATATTTTCACATGAAAAAATCTTGGCATTTATTGCCCGTATCAAACCAAGGATGGCACCACTTTTCGGCGCACCGTAAGACATACTCGCGCGTCCGCATTGGAACATGTGTCCCTTGTCAGCAATTATAATGGCCTTGTGCGCCGTCTAATGTTTCCAAATGATCACAAGCGATAATATAGCTGCCCCCGCAACTGATGGTATCCAGTTCATACACGACCCTTCCATCGACCGGAGGTTCGTTGTCATAATGCAGCCGTGTAAAAGTATATTGGTCGGGTGCAACGAAGGTCTTCAACCGCCCTCTAGCGCACTTCTCGAGGGCCGCGGTGAAACTTTACCTCTAAATCGAGTATGGCATTTAGAGTTCAGGACATATGCCGTTAATGTGCTGGCATCATTCACGGTTTTACATTCACTTACGTGTTTTATAGCTCCGTTTCTTTTACACTTTAACTTAGTGTTATATGTAACAGACTGCGTGAGCGTGATGCTGTCCATTTGTGTGTTGATAAATGCTGCAAAAACAAGGGTTATTACAAGTCTGAACCTGTATAGGGGGCGAATAATCTTTGGAAATGAAGCAAATTGCACCGATATGATCTACTCACTGTCTGCGGTGTTTGTCTTCACCACTCTATTGTTAAAAAGCCCGACAGATTCGTCACTGGATTACTCTTACTCTTACAGATCAATCGGGTACGTTTGTAAATTTCTCGCGATCCTTTTTATCAATACAACGAGTAAAGTTACGACTCGCTACACGAGAAACACCTTTTAATACAAACAATCTAATTCAATTTAGTCATGTACAACTCAAATACAACTCTGTAATTTATGTTTTCCTCCTTGATTTTTGTGATAAATTTCAATCTTTCATCGAACCATTCGTCAAAGTTGAAATCTTCTGGAACTGAACATCTTATTTCTTCTGAATTTTCCGGTCCTGGCAATAATCGTAAATTTGTGTAGTGAAAACACACAAGTTGATGATCTTGTCTACTTAAGTCAAAATTTGCGCAAGGTATATGATGATCAACATGACATTTTTTATCCAAACGTGTTCCGTTCAATTCAGGATTTTTTAATTGCAAAAAATTAATGATGCCATTTCCCGATTCGCCAAATAATTCCAAACTTTGTTCAGACTTATCGCCCATGCCTTTCAAAGCACGACGTAATCTGGATCTCAATCTCCCTGAAATCGCATACCCTTCATCATTTTTGCGGCGTTCTCTTGCTCGTGTCAATTTTAAGTCGTCTAGAATCATCGTAAATAGTTTTACATCTTACTATCAATACAAGTTGAACCTTTATATCACTTTTTGTGAATCCTTTAAATCAAAACATATTTAAACACTTGGAATGTTTTTATATCAACAAAAATAATTTGAATGGGGCGCTATACATTTTTTGATGATTTCCTAAAAACGGATATCATGAATCACGTTGAAGTTCTCAAGGAGATGATGAAATTGGGCGTGGAAGACGATAGGTTGTTGGTCCCTGTATTGATCAATCTCGCGAAACAAAACCAGATTTTACCCAAGCAGCCTATCTTACCTTTCTATCATAATCACCAAAACTTAAAAAAAACATCGTACGAATGGTTGAGGTTCATCGGCTTATGCAGAACCTTCGCGGACATAGTTTTAATGTTTTCGAGTGTTGCTTTCTAGATATAGAAAGAATGAGTCTCAGAATAACAAGTGCCTTTTCGATGATCACACAGATCATGATCTTCTTAGTTCTCGTTAACTACAATTTTGACAACATCGCTAATGTAAGATCCGAATGGACTGACAATGCATTGGTATTCATTATCACAATTGCGACTACTATATTCTTTGGTAAACTTGCATACCAGCAGTACAAAGGGGCGTTAGATTTTAACAATGTATTTGAAAAGGTTGGATGTAGATCAAATGAACATAAAGGGGTACTCTACGTGAATATTTTCATTAATGGATTGATCGGGTTTTGTGTGACCTTTTTCAATTTTTTCTTCCTTATTGTCTCATCTGATCCAAACGAAGCCATTCTCAACAGTTTGGCACTGTATTTCATCATCGAACTCGACGATACGCTCAAACCCGATTGGGATGAGATTCGGATAGATGACGAAATCGGTATCAACATACACGACTACATAATGGCCGGTAATGAAGATATCAGCGTTGAGATTCTCTCTGGACACTTCGACATGGAATCATTTATTCAAAGCGACGACAAGGTGTACATCCAACGTGAACAAGATATGGTAAATGTATATTGGAGAAGAGACGCATGTAATTACGAACAAATTACATTTAAAGTTTCAGGAAGTTGCTCCGCTGCATTTCTTTCCGATATCGATCACTTTTACTGCACAACAAAATTCAAGGATATTCATGATTGACAACCGTTCGCGATTGCCCACTGCACGATGTGGTGGTGCCCATTCTTCGCTGCCTCCGTTAACGTGAAAGTGGACCATGGACACCCTTTATCACGAAGCCACTTCAATACATCGATACGCCCATACTCCGCCGCTTTCTCGCACGTGCCTGGGCACCACGGGTAGCCCTTATTGTGTAGCCATTTCAGCACCTCGAAGTTCCCGTCTGCCGCAGCCATATTAAAAGCCCAAGCGTCACGCGGGCATTGTTTTTCATGCAACCACTCGAGCACACGTAGTTGACCTGACCCCGCTGCGGCCTGCATAGTCTCAGCACGACACGGGTAACCGTTTTCATGCGCCCACTTCAGGGTATCGAGGTGCCCGCCCTTCGCCGCTACCGTGCACACCTCCACGTCATAAGGGCAACCAATATCGGTCACCCACTTGAGAACGTCTAGATGGTCATTCATGGCAGCGCCTAGACACAACCGGCGGTCAATTACAAGAAGATCTCGGCTATGAAGATGCTTGAGTGTTGTCATGTATCCGAGTTTTGCAGCAGTGACTCTATCGACCTCCTCTATGGGGAGATTCGTTGCGTCCACCGCATCCCGCATCCCGCGACTCACCGAACGAAGCACCGCGAGGTCCATGGGATCAGGTATGAACTTTTGCACCAACCAGATGAGTACGTCATCCGATATCCAAGGAATTGCGACACCAACATGTGCTGCATCAAGGTCTTGCATCGAGTGATGTTGATTCACACAGGTCGGGTCGGTGCACGAATGTATGAAGGTTGGAAGGCTTCTAAGATATTTCGTATATTTTTCATGTTGTCACGATTTCAGAATCAAGTTGTTTACATTGATTCTTGAAAAATTATCTCTCCCAACCGGGTTTAAAGTTAAAAAATTCATTGTTTAAATTCATGTTATATTGATTGGGAATCAACTTTTTAATCATTTTCACACCACTGTCTGAATTTGATTTCGCTTTCGTTGATTTGGTCTCACGAAGTTTTCTGGATCCGCCAAGTACATTTTTCTCGCATTTATTGGGCCTCGTTCATTTGTTGCCAGTGCGCAAGGGCGTCGTTCGCCTGTGATTCAGTGTCGTACGCCCCGGAGAGCTGTAAATCATTACTCGGCTGTACAATCCATTTACCCCGGGATTTGATAAAATACACACCTTTCCTTGCCCTCCTCTTGTTTTTTATTTTGGTGAACGAGCTTGGGTCTCGGGTATACGACCTCAAAACTTCAATTGCTTCTTCCCGGGTTTCAAAATATGATTCAGACAAATATTTGCGTCTGTTGTTCACTGTTACAACTGGAACAAACCTCTTATCGCCTCTCTTTTCGGCGAATCCCAAATATCCCTTTCTCATAATGTTGTGCGAGGAAACTCCGACACTTATTTTATTCTTCAATGCTTGTGACAATTGTTTTTTTGCATTTCCTCCCGTGTCACAATTGTATCCATTTGGGGCTAGTGTATTCAAGACTTGTATCCAGTGTGTCTCCCTATCGTTAAGTAAAAATTTTGGGATTTCTTCAATTACTTTCCATGATAAATTATCAAAACCATATTTTTTTATGGCTTTCTTTAATAAAGTGCAATTAGAACTACTTTTTTTGTGATCTTTAATTCTATCTTTAATTGTTTGAACAGTTTGCCCGACATACTGTTTTCCTGAAGGACTCGTAGCCACATAAATCATGCTTTTTTTGAAAATATTACACATTTCATAATATTTCACAAATTATTCGGTCTACTTCGACGCAGCTATATCTAGAATCAAAGTCATTGATTCATTATTGAAAAATAATCTCCTTCGGAGGGTTTTGATCCCTCTGCCTTCCGATCCCTGTTCAATTGTTAAATTAACGATTAAGTAACAGTCGGACGCTCTACCAATTGAGCTACGAAGGATATTGTGAAGGAAGCCAACCTCCTTCACACCATCTCTACACATTTTTTGGCATGGAGTTTAAACGCGCAGGTG